ATGTTTAAAGAACGTAAGTCCACGGTCACTTTCGGAAAAGGTACTTAAATTTTTTTGGAGACTTAAATGTCAACTACCAATGCTCCCTATGGGCTACGTCCCATTAATCGTAACGACGGCATGCCTTATGCTGGCGCTACGAGTCAGTATCTGATTGACCCAGCAGGTCTTAATTCCAACTTGTTCTATGGACAAGCTGTTCTTATCAATGCTAACGGTTATATCGCTTTGTGTACCGCCAACGGCGAAGACTTAACTACCAATAACCTTGGTGGCTCTAGTCTTGGTGCTTGGGGCGTTTTTGTTGGTGCTTCATACATCAACGCACAAGGTCAGCAGATTTACGGTCAGTACTATCCCTCCGGCACAACCGGCGTGGTGACTGCATACGTTATCACTGATCCTAACGTGACTTTCCAAGCTCAATTGGATGGCCAAGTTACTCAAGCCGCTCTTGGCGCAAACACCTTCTTTGCTGCTGTGCAGTCTACTTCTACAGGTTCTACCCGTACAGGTAACTCTACCAGCGCTTTGGAAAGCACAGTAGTTACTACTGCCGCTGCGTTTAAGATCATCGGTTTCGCCTCCCCATTGACTGATACTTACACTGAAGTGTTTGTTAAGTTCAATCCCGGCGCTTCCGCTTTCACTAACGCCGTTGGCATCTAAGGAGCTAAATCATGGCTATTTCACGCGCACAACTGCTCAAAGAATTACTCCCCGGCTTGAACGCATTGTTCGGTCTTGAGTACGCTAAATACGGCGAAGAGCACAAAGAAATCTACGAAACAGAATCATCTGAGCGTAGCTTTGAAGAAGAGACAAAGCTGTCTGGCTTTGCTGCTGCACCTGTCAAAAACGAGGGTTCTGCCATCGCTTATGACAATGCACAAGAAGCTTTCACTGCACGTTACACCCACGAAACCATTGCGATGGGCTTTGCCATCACAGAGGAAGCCGTGGAAGATAACTTGTACGACAGCCTGTCTTCACGTTATACCAAGGCTCTGGCCCGTGGTATGGCTTACACAAAGCAAGTTAAGGCCGCTTTCGTCCTGAACAACGCTTTTTCTGGCTCAGGCATCACCTACGGTGACGGCGTTACTTTGTGTAACACTGCCCACCCATTGGTCTCCGGTGGTACTAACAGTAACACTCCATCTACTCCTGCCGACTTGAACGAGACTTCTCTTGAGAATGCCGTCATTCAGATCGCTGCTTGGACAGATGAGCGCAGCTTGCTTATCGCCGCCAAACCTAAAAAGTTGGTGATTCCACCTGCTCTGCAATTCGTTGCCACTCGTCTGCTTGAAACCGAACTCCGTGTTTCTACTGCTGACAATGACATCAACGCATTGAAGAACAACGGTTCTATCCCTGATGGCTACTGCGTTAACCACTACTTGACAGACACCAATGCTTGGTTCCTGTTGACTGATGTGCCTAACGGTTTAAAGCACTTCATCCGCACTCCCATGTCTACCAGCATGGACGGTGACTTTGACACAGGTAACGTTCGTTACAAAGCCCGTGAGCGTTACAGCTTCGGCGTGTCTGATCCTTTGGGAATCTTCGGTTCACCCGGAGCCTAATAGGTTCAAAAAAAAGAAGGGGCTTCGGCCCCTTTTTTGTTGCATTGGTTTAAACAGAGTGGTATAAACATGTTAATCCGGGGTTATCCGGTGTTCTGACAGTCCCGGCTGACGACATGCAGACAGAACACCCTCACTTGCATGTAAGGACATATCATGGCAAATACCACGTTTAACGGCCCAGTTCGTTCCGTAAATGGTTTTCAAGACATTTCTATCAACGCCACCACTGGCGCAGTTACGGTTGACGCTACATTCGGTGCTACCACCAGCGTAACTAGCTTGACTGCTACAAATGTAACAGCCACAAATCTGGTTTTCACCGATCAAAATCACCCCACAACCGCCGCTATTAACGCAACGGCTACAGCTACCGCAGCAGAAGTTGCTACTGGCTACATCACATCTACCTCTGCTGCTGCCACAACCATCACGCTGCCTACTGGCACGTTGCTTGGTGCTGCTCTTGGCGCTACCAAAGGCACTGTGATGGACTTGTACATCGACAACACTGGCGGTGCAAACACCGTGACCATTGCTGTAGCTGTTAACGGTATCTTGTCAACCGCTGCTGCAGACACTGCCGGTTCTTTTGGCGACCTGACTGTGGCTTCCGGTGCTACTGGCTTGGCACGCTTCACCATCATGTTCTCTAGCGCAACAGCGTACGTGTTTACCCGTACTGCCTAATCAACCCAAGGGGCTTCGGCCCCATTTTTAAAGGAGATTGATTATGATGCAAACAGACGTTAAGCAAGGGCATTTAAACCAAAGTGGTTTTTTTGTTCTTGGACGAAATCGCGTTAAAGGCATTTCGTTTTTTGGTTCTGGCACGGATGGCACTTTAGTGTTGTTTGATACCGCTTCTGTACCTGTAACGGCTGGTGTTACTTATGCTCGCTCTGGTACAACTGTGACGGTGACAAAGACTGCTCACGGCTTGTCTACAGGCGCTGTTGTTGGTATTCACTTTGACAGCAATACAAGTCAATCAGCAACTGATGGAAATTACACTATCACTCGCACAGGCGCGGATACATTTACGCTAACAGACATTAACACCGGAACAATTACTTCTACTGCGGCTTCGTATGTAAGTGGCGGTGGTCGGTGGCTGATGACTTACGAAATAGACGGCACTGATACTTTTAGTAATGCACCGTTTATTCCGGGCGAAGGTGTTCTGGCGGTCAACGGCATTTATGCACTGATGACCAACATTGATTCGGTGCAGATTTACTATGGCTAAGTCTCCGGCATGGCAGAGGAAAGAGGGCAAGTCCGAGAAGGGCGGCTTGAACGCCAAGGGTCGGGCCTCCGCGAAAGCGCAAGGCATGAATTTGAAGCCTCCCCAGCCGGAAGGCGGCTCACGGCGCGACTCCTTCTGTGCAAGGATGAGTGGCATGAAAAAGAAGTTAACCTCTGCCAAGACAGCCAACGATCCAGATTCACGGATCAATAAAGCTCTTAGAGCTTGGAACTGTTAAGGAAGTGTTATGAAACGCAGTATTAACGAATACGATCCAAATCGTGGCGGTGGTGGTGGCGGTTCTTCCTCGCCAACAAGCGGCGGTGTTGGTGGCGCTAAACCTAAAGAGAAATATACTTTTGATCGGATTACTGGTTCACGTTCTGCAAAAGATTACAAAGAAAGAGAACGAGAGCCGGAAATAACAGGTCAATTAAATTTTGGCTCTCCTCGCCGAAGTAGTAGCAATAGAACTCCAATGATGAGTGATGATTATTCACGCGGAGGAAAGGTGCCTGCTTCTAAACGCGCTGATGGTATAGCCCAGCGCGGCAAAACTAAAGGTCGGATGTGCTAGATTTAAACACCGCATGGTCAGCAATCCTATCGTTAGTGATCGGATTGCTTGGTTACATGATGAACGAAAAGTTCAGGGAGCTTGCTCGCATCAGTATCTTGTTGAACAAAACACGCGAGGAGGTTGCCCGTGATAACGTTACTCAAGCAGAAGTTGACCGCATTACAAATCACATTGACCAGCGCTTTAACAAGCTTGAAGCAAAAATTGACCAACTTATTCAAAAAGGATAACTAATCATGTCAAATGGAAACCCCGCACCACCACCACCACCGCCGCCACCCAGAAGCGAAGGTACACCAAACTTTGGTGAGCCATCATCACTTGGCAGAAGTCTTCGCGATGCCGTAAGCCTGCCCCTAGCTGGAGGCACTTTATCGCCTGCCAAAGTTGGCAAGGGGTATGGAGTGAGCTGGACTAAAAAGTTTAATAAGGGCGGTAAAGTTGGCTCCGCTTCTAAACGCGCTGATGGCATTGCCCAACGTGGCAAGACTAAGGGCCGGATGAGATAATGCCAAGCACTAGCAAAAAGCAACACAATTTCATGGCGGCGGTGGCTAACAACCCAGCGTTTGCTAAGAAAGCAGGCGTCCCACAGTCTGTGGGTAAAGAGTTTAACGAGGCCGACAAAGGCCGTAAATTTTCTAAAGGTGGCGACATGAAAAAGATGAACATGGGTGGATACGCAGACGGCGGCATGACTATGGTCAACAAGAACGGCAAAATGGTTCCTGACTTTGCTGCTGACGGCAAAGGCAAGATGGCCAAAGGCGGTATGGCTCACAAAGATGTAAAGATGGACAAGTCTATGATGCAGAAGGCCGTGAACAAACACGAAGGCCGTCTACACAAAGGCGCGTCTATGACTAAACTGGCTGGTGGCGGTATGGCTGCATCTAAGATGGGCGCTGTAAAGACTGGCAAAACACCTGATGGCGTTGCTTCTAAAGGCAAAACCAAAGGAACAATGATTGCCATGAAACGTGGCGGCAAGTGCTAAGGAGCTAACATGAAACGTAGATTTTATGAAGATGGCGGTTCTATTTTAGAAGAAGCAAATGCTTCCCAAGAAGCTATGGACATTGCTTCATCTATGGGCGCTGGCCCCAAAAATGAAAAAGCTCCTAAATCTGAAAAGCCCAAGAACCGAGTTGTTTCTAAGAAAGAATTAGAAGAATCCGGCATGAGTTTGCGCGATTATCTAAACCGTGAGCGTGGTTTAAAGCGTCGTGTTTCCAAAGATCCTACCGCCGGTGATTCTCCTGATAAAGCAGCACAAGAAGCTGCAGATTCTATTGACGCCACTCGCGGCATGAGAGCGCCTCGTTACACACCTCCCGGGTCTGCTCCAAAACAAACTACGCAAAAGCCAAGGCCAAAAGTGTTTTCGCCAGATCGTCCTGACAACAGCTTCCCCGGCAGTAAGTTTGCTAAAGGTGGCTCTGTTTCTTCTGCGTCTAGTCGTGCAGATGGTTGTGCCACTAAAGGTAAAACTAAGGGCACAATGATTAAGATGAATTACGGCGGAAAGTGCTGATATGGCAACCGCAAAATCCGCAGGTAGCGTAGTTAAGTCTTTAAAGAAGGCTGGCTTCTATGAAGCGAGCAAGCCCAAGCGTTTGGGCATTATCAATAAAGTCACAACTAAGCCCCAGCGGATTGAGATGGTTGATAAATTGTTTTTAGCAAAGAAAGCTAAAGGTAAAACAAAATGATGGCAAGCCGTGGAATGGGAGCCATATCTCCCTCTAAGATGCCCGGTGGGAAGAAGAAAGCCCGCCGTGACAGCACTGATTTCACACAGTACGCTGAAGGCGGAAAGGTTAATGCCGCAGGTAATTACACCAAGCCTAGTCTGCGCAAACGGATTGTGTCTCAAGTAAAAGCCGCAGCAACCCACGGTACTGGCGCAGGCCAATGGTCGGCTCGTAAAGCTCAGCTTGTAGCTAAGAAATACAAAGAAGCTGGCGGAGGATACAGAGATTGAAAGCTCCTCAGAAATCGCTTAAAGACTGGGGCGACCAGAAGTGGCGCACTAAGTCTGGTAAACCGTCAAGCAAGACGGGTGAGCGGTATTTGCCTGAAGCAGCAATTAAGTCATTGTCTCCTCAAGAGTATGCGGCTACGACCAAAGCCAAACGTGCTGGCAAGGCATCAGGCAAACAGTTTGTAGCCCAACCTAAAACGATTGCAAAGAAAACGGCAGGATTTAGATGACCACTACCGGAACCACACTGTTCAACATGGACTTCACGGAGATTGCCGAGGAAGCGTGGGAGCGTGCGGGCCGGGAGATGCGTTCTGGTTATGATTTGCGTACAGCACGTCGTTCCATGAACCTGATGACGATTGAGTGGCAGAGCAAAGGTATTAATATGTGGACTATGGAGCAGGGGTTTATTAACCTGACTCCGGGT